CTAAATCTATAGAGCCCACCGCCTTCGAGGCGGCGGACCAATTTTTCACAGTCATCAACCATCACAAACGAAGCAAAGTTCGAAGTAATGATCACATAACGCAAGTCCATAAGACAAACTCCTTTATCCTCAATGGCAGCGCCACGAAGGTAAAAGTAGTATGAATCAATGGATTGTTGTAAAATGAGGTCCAAGGGGGTTTTATCCGCCTGAGGAAAATTGGTATAATCCTTCGGGCAGTCATTGATAACCAAGACTTTGGCTTGACGATTAATTCCGGCTCCAGCCGGATACTTATCGTGCAAGTTAACATGAATTACATCATTTGCAAATCGATCCCAGCCATCTTCATGGGCAAGGAGATTGATGCACTCATTAATCATAGTCGTCTTTCCGGCACCAGAGGTGCCGTAAAGGAAAATTGGGAAGGGAATGGACCTAGACGAAGCTTTTGCAAGAATTTGCAAAATCTTCGCCTTATGGTCCAAAGCCTTTTCTTTGTAACGTGAAAGTTCGGGATTAGGAATCTCGTACTTAACACGTCCAAGGAGGTTGTCGATTTCAGCGACAATCTCGCCTAGTTGGGTAACAGTTTTAGTATCGTCCGGATCTCTAATGATAGAAGAGATCCGATCGACAAACAAAATTGAAATTGGGGGGACGAGAAAGTCACGGAGGTTTCCGGACTCTAAAACGGCACTGACACCCTTGTATACTTCGGAGAGAGCTCCGGAGACAACAAGGGATTCTTCAACGCCGGTTTTAACGGCGCCAAAATCAACAGCAGCCGTCAAAACTTTGACCATTTTAAGGTCTCGGAAAAGGTGGGAACCAACCATGGTGGTCAGTAACGTGATCACGGCCTTCGCAGGCCGAGAAGCACGCACTTCGCGTGGCACAAACTGGTAGACGGGGGAGAAATCTTCTCTCTCGTTCATCATAAGTACCGGTTGGTCCGGGGAAAAAGCATCGGTAAATGCCGCATACCACGACGAACAGTCGCTAAATGCGGACATGTCCGATCCTTCAAAAATGAAAAAATCATTCATCATTCCGAAGGTAGTCGCAAAAGCAAAAGTGTCTCGCGCCACGGCCGCCCTAACAAGGGCAACCGCAGCGGAAACAATTCTCGCAATCGTACTAGCGTCCGCGGTCATTGTGACACAACCGAAAACGCTCTGGTTGTCAAGATAAATCTCGCGCGACAGAATACCTCTAATAAAGAGGTCTCTGTAGCGCGAAGGATCTTTCTTGACCTTCTCAACGAAGTATCGCATGACATTAAAGTCACACGACACCGGGAAATTCCAAATGTGGTCTCCATAACGCGTGTTGCCTAATAAGGCAACACGTTGATGGAGATTCCAACGGAGCCCATTCACAACGAAATCGTTGTAAGTGGGATTTCCATTGGAAACCGAATAGTTAGTTCGGTCGGGAATTGGGTCACGGGGATCTGGAAGAGCCCCGCGACGTCCGACTCGGGGGGTTCGCGCCGCAAGGCGCTCGGAATTAATTCCGAGGAAAATGTCGTTGAGGGAACGCGGTTCATCTGAGACTTTAGCAGTCTTCGATGTTGGCCCGCGTTGGGCCTTCTTCTCGCTCAAGATTGCTCTCAAGCGATCGCGTGGAGTCTCCACACGAAGTTTGGCAAGATCGAGTTTCCAGGGTTTAGGCCCGGGAAACGATCCTGCACAAACATTTTGATCGCAAATCGATGATATGAACAAAAGTCCAATCACCGACAAGCACATGACAAAGAAGTCACCGCATTTCGGTTCATCGAAATAAAAGTCGATGATCGCAGCGGTGACAACAATGTCACAGGATAGAACAACCACACAGGCGCTCCAGAGCATTACACTCATGAATTTTTGGACGAACGAATCGTCATTTTTTGATGGGGATCTCTCTCCAAAGATGGAGAGGATACTTCCTGATGCTGGCAGTTGTACTGCGCGATTTCCAGTGGGGGGGGCTCGCTGAGCTTCGCCGCTCGTGATGAGGGGTTTTTCTACAGTCGGGTTTACTTAAATCGTACCAGCATCCTAAATTTAGTTACATAGGATTGGCAGCGGATAGTACATCCATTCTTAAAAATCGCGCGTTATTTAAGCTAGCTAACGAGGAACACTTGACTGCGGAGATGGAAAGCTCACGTATCTACCTACCTCACGAGGATAGGATTTGCGGGTTGGGCCCGCGCTTATGTGTTTGGTCCGAGGAACTCATGAGACCTTCTATTTTACGAGATAGATAACTCGCTCCTCTAATATAACACTAAGCAGAATACGCATGTGTCGTTAATTCGCCAAGAATGGTATCCTCATGCACCAATAGAATTTGGCTAAAGGTAGGAAGAGATAACTGGGCCGTCAGCCGTAAAGATAAAGTTTACAGGTAAATGGATTGTAATAAAACAATCAAAATAAACGCCGGGTCTGCCGGTTAATGGTAAAATAATGACGAGAGTTAAATCCGGGGCATAACGCCGGAAGTATAAAATGGTAATCGTTAAAATCGCCATGACACAAGAAAATGAAACAACATTGTTTCAAACACAGAATGATTCAACATTGAATCTAAAGGTTATTTACAAATGTATACAAGTGACATTGGTCACGGGTGGGAGCACACAGCTCCCAGAAGCACTACTTTAATGCGCGTCACGCGCGGGATGAGTCGTGCTAGGCTCAAAGACAACACCATATGGTGCTAGAGAAATTTAGTATCTCAAAAAACTAAAACAAGAAGGCTGCACATGCAGCAAACTAGTAATCAAAAAACG